CTACCAAAGCATCCAGAATGCCAGCCTTTTTTGAACACAACAATGTCAACCTCCCACAATATGCTTGAGGCCATCGCTGGTCCCAACATAAAATACATCCTCAAAGAATTAGAGGAGAACTTCCCACCAACAACACCAAACCCAGAGGATTCAATGCAAAAAATTATGTACAGATCTGGACAACGCTCTGTGGTTGAGTGGATTGTTCACAGAATGGAAGAGGTAAGGAACGATGCCGATTGATTCAAATGGAAGATGGCATCCTCCGCTTGATAGTGATCCCGGCTGGGATAAGAGTTGGGAACACGGAGACGGTCATGAATTATTAGAAGATATTAAAGATGGAAAGTTAGCTCAGTTTGGTATAGCAGATGAGAATGCATTGATTAATTTGTTTGATACAGAAAGTTATAAATCTTTAGAGACAACAGAAAAGGTTAATGTCTTACAACAATATGCTTGGTTCTATGATTATAAAGTTAATGATAACAAAGGTTTGAACCCGAACTGGGGTTTAGATATACAAAAGACAGATACCTATGATTATTCTGATGACTGGGATGCAAGTAGCTGGCTTGAAAAAAACATTGGCTGGGAATCAGGTGGCGATAAGATAGATTGGGCGCATTATAATGAAGATGAGTTATATCAAGCAGCTAAAAATCAGATGACTAAGGCTTATAAAAAAGACGACACTCAGTATAGTAACTGGGCTGGTAAATCTTTTGATGAGTCTTTCTCTACTTACAGTGAGATTAGAGATGCTAAATCTTTAATTGATTCATGGGATGATGAGACCAAGAAGGATATGATAAAATGGGCTGAAGAAAATGTTGGTACTATAACTGACAAAGAGAAACAGCTTAACAAATATCAAACGACTAAACACTTTGATCCTGATACCAATACTACATATACTTACAGTAACATTAAGAATGAAGGTCCACATGATACAAACAACCCAGCTGCTAATGCGTTAACTATTAAATCATGGCTACCACCTGCACCACCTGAAACATTAAAGATTACACAAGGTAATGCACCTACACCTACTTATGTTGATGGTGTAAGGCAAGCTAATGCTGATGATATTAAAGGTTGGTACTCACAATATTTAAACAGACAACCAAATGCAGATGAGTTGTCTCATCATTTAACGGAAGCTACTACTGGTGGAATCTCATTCCAAATGAAGGAGCATCATATTAAAATGTCACCTGAAGCAAAGGGATTAGGTTATAAAAACTTTGGTAAAACATATTATAACCCACAAGCTTATGGTACTGAAGCAAGTATAACTGCTAAGTTGAAACCAGAACCAGCTGAGATACCTAAGCCTAACATTACTATTAATAAAATCACACCTGCTGTACCTACTAAAGCGTACATGTCACATGGTAATAAGGTATGGACTGACAAATCAGTTGACCCACGACCAAGTAAACAAACAGGAGGTGAATGATGGCAGGTTATAGATACAATTACAAAGCATTATCTAATGCAGCTTCTACTGGCACAGCCTTTAAACCATTATCAGAAGTTAAAGATGATAGTGGCTATAAGAATATGGCTACAGCATTATTAGAAGCTAAAGGTATAACAGCTGGTACGGATGAAGCTAATGCATTCCTTGCTGCTGCTACTACTGCTGGTGGGACTAATGATTCACAAATAGATTCTTACAAAAACATAGCTGGCTTAACAAAATCACAAGTTGCTGCAGCCTCTGGTCATAAATGGGCAGCTGATGATGATCATAATATTGGTCGTAGTTATTTACAAAAGATTATTGATCAAGGTGATTCATCTACAGCTACAGTTGAAGATCTTTATACAAAAGGTTTTGGTAGAGCTTCAGATGCATCAGGTAAAGAATATTGGGATCATCGTTTAGCTGGTACTGGAGATCATGGTGCTGCTATAAGTATATCAGAGATAGCTAAATCATTTCTTAGTAGTGAAGAGTCAAACCTTAGAGATGTTTATTCATCAGAATATAATCGTGATGCTGATTGGGAAGGTTTAAAATACTGGTATGATAAAACTGAAGGTGATGACTCTGCAACTTTACTTAAGGCTGTACAACACCAAGGTGATGACGGTTATGAACAAGCTGAAACAAGTATCAGAAATTTGTTTTCAAAAGAACTAGGATTACATTCAACTGATGCTCAACGTGAAGCAGATGTTTCATTGAAAGGAGCTGGTGTTGGTGGTAGTGATATCTATACTGCAGCTAACAATGAAACTGTTATGAGAATGGTAAAGGATGCACATAAAATTGCAGAATCAAATAAATCTCAGAAAACAGGAGTCACAAAAACAGTAACTAATGCTGACGGTACTACGACACAAGTAGAAGTAGCAGCGGCTGATCCTCTTGCTAATGCTAAATCTGAAATAGCTTCTAAGAAAAAAATGCAAACAGCTGCTCAATACATGGGTGACTATGCAGATTCAGATACAGATGGAGATGGTGTTAATGACACTACTGCTACGAATGTACATTTAATGTTAGCTGAAAGTGAGATGGGATCTATTGTAGATAACGCAAGCTTTGGTAGTGGCAAGGAGTTCGTACTAGACGGAGCAGCTAAAGATAAAACTGCAGATGACTATGTAAACGAAGCTGCTACTACAGGTTGGGATCTACTTAAAACACCTCAGACTTATACTAAAGATGATGTAGATGATGTTGTTACAGACGATACTGGTGGACCTCCGGGTGGAACTGGTACGGGTACAGGAACTGGTACAGGAACTGGTACAGGAACAGGAACTGGTACAGGAACAGGTACTGGTACAGGTACAGGTACAGGAACAGATACTGGTACAGGAGACGATACCATCATTGGTGGAGACGACGGTACTAATATAGGTGGTGATGACTTTGTTTCAGATGTAGATGATATTAGCACTTACTCTGCAAGTAAAACTACCTTTGATGATACAGCTGCTGGTATTAAAGCACCTACTGCTGACATGACTATCCGAGATACTGGTTACATGAAAGCTGGTGGTGATGCCAGAGGTGTACGTTTGAAGAGATCTAAGAAATTCAAATCAGGTGAATCTGCTTTAGGTACTAAACAGTTTGGCCGTCAATTACAAATCAAATCCCTTAATATATAATGTCAGCTAAAACTAGATATGACAGTTTATCAACAAACCGTTCACAGTTTCTAAACATAGCGGAAGAGGCAGCAAAGTTAACAATACCTTATTTAATTCGTGGCGAAGAGGACTTCTATAAAAGTGCTAAGATACTATCAACCCCATGGCAATCAGTTGGAGCCAAGGGTGTAGTCACTTTAGCAGCAAAATTACAACTAGCATTAGTACCAGTTAACACAAGCTTTTTTAAGCTACAAGTTAATGACGCTATGTTAGGTCAAGTAGATCCTAAAGTTAGAACCGAATTAGATTTATCCTTCGCTAAAATAGAGAAAACCATTATGGAATCTATTGCAGCATCAGATGATCGTGTTATTATACACCAAGCTCTTAAGCATTTGGTAGTATCAGGTAACGCTCTTGTCTTTATGGGTAAGGATGGGTTAAAGCTCTTCCCTCTACATCGTTATGTTTTAGAACGAGATGGCAACGGTAACGTGATTGAAATTGTTACCAAAGAAAAAATTAGCAAAAAATTATTACCCGATTTTGAAGCCGAGCTAACTCCTCAGCCTAACGCACCGGGTCAAGATGGTGAAAAAGATAGCGAAGACGTGGATGTATATACACACGTCAGGCGTGACAACAATAGATTCTTATGGCATCAAGAGGTAAACGATAAAGTTATACCTAAGTCCATGAGTAAAGCACCTGTTGAAACTACACCATGGTTACCTCTAAGATTTAATACTTTAGATGGAGAACCTTATGGTCGTGGTAGAGTAGAAGAATTCATGGGTGATTTAAAATCACTTGAGTCTTTATCCCAAGCAATATGTGAAGGAAGTGCAGCCGCTGCTAAGGTAGTGTTTGTTGTCTCCCCTTCTAGTACAACCAAGCCAGCAACTCTCGCAGCTGCAGGTAATGGTGCTATTGTACAGGGTAGACCAGATGATATAGGTGTAGTACAGGTAGGTAAACAAGCTGACTTTGCCACGGCATATCAGATGATACAAACCTTGGAGAAGAGATTGTCTGAAGCATTCCTCATACTATCAGTACGTCAATCAGAACGTACTACAGCAGAGGAGGTTAGGATGACACAGATGGAACTGGAACAGCAACTCGGAGGACTCTTCAGTGTGCTCACTACAGAATTCCTTGTACCATATCTCAATAGAAAGTTAAGTGTATTCCAAAAGACTGGTGAGATACCTAAGATACCTAAGGGTATTGTTAATCCTACTATAGTCGCTGGTGTTAATGCACTAGGCAGAGGACAAGATCGTGAGAGTCTTGGTCAATTCCTTACAATGATCTCACAAACAATGGGACCAGAAGCTACTCAGCAGTACATAAATCCTGAAGAAGTTATCAAACGTCTTGCAGTTGCACAAGGTATAGATATACTCAACCTTGTACGAGGTATGCAAGAAGTTCAGCAAGAACAACAGCAAGCTGTGAACCAAGAACAACAAGTTGATTTACAGAAGGCTGCTATGGGATCAGCTATGATGGACCCAAGTAAAAACCCACAACTAGGAGGACAACAAGGTGGAGAAGGTCAACCCGTCCCGCCCACGGAAGGCTAAGCGTACTAAAAAAGTAACGCCACCTCTCAACAAAGAAGATAAAGAACTCTTTGAAGAGAAAGTTAAAGAAAACAAATACGCCCCTCGTATGAAGGTAGGCAAACCACAGATTGGACGTAGTATTAAAGTCGAAACTGTTGGTCTAGGTAATCTAAAAGTAATCACCCAAGATGGCAACCCTAACGTATGATGCAACTGAACCTCAAGAAGGAGAGTTCAGTGCAGAAGAACAAGACTCACTAAAA